TCTGCAATCTTTAGCGTTTTTATACCGCTCGGTAAAAGAGAGGGTATTTCCATTTTTATCTACCGTATCAATCCGAATTTCGTTCCGAAACGGCAGCGCCAAATACACCTTTTTAATATATTTGGCGTTTATAAATTCTTCCCCGGTTTCCCTCCGGCCGGGGACGGAATGATCCGGGCGGAAATCAATAAACCGTGCCATATCAAATCCCCCAGTATTCCCGGATTTTTTGATCGACTGTCTTCAGATCGTTATCAATTTCCCGGTCAAACATGCCGATAGGGCTTTTTACCGTATCGTTTCCGTTGGTTTGAGTTCGGAAATAATAGCGTCCATTGTCAAACTCAGCCATGAGAACGATTGAAAACAATCCCTCAACGGTCAACTGATCGTCCAGCATTTTACCGATGGTTTTGGCTTTTATTCCATAGTCAGTTTTTTGGACATGGTGCAGGAAATACACCACGGTATCGTCCGGCAGCCCTTCTGTAACGGTTTTGATTAAAGAGTAGAAGTGCAGGGCCATATCCGTAAATTTTTGATATCCGTTTTCCTTTGCCTTTGCGAACGATTCAAACGCCAAAAGATATTGGCTGTCGTCCACCACATACCGTTTGTATTTTTGGGCCTTAAATTCCTCAAAAATAGCCCGGTATCCGGATTTATCGATACGGTCAAGTTTTTCCCGAAAGGGAAACGGTTTGTTTGCCACGTTAAAAACCATGATTTCTCCTTGCTTAAAATTTCTAAGCGACGCGGATTTTCCGGAGCCGGATTCCCCTAAAATTAACACGGGAATTCCCAATGCTATTCCTCCTTTTCTAGTTTTCTGACCGGGCAGTTCCACCCGATGGAATCTCTAGGGCTGACTATTTCCTCATGGGTAAGACCACACTCAATATGCCGTTTCATATTCATAAAGCTGCGATTACACCATTCACAGCACTCGATACCGTTCTTGAATGCAATTTCTGTTGGTACAATATATCTGGTAAACTCAACGATATTCTTGGTAGGCATAATATACCTCCTTCAGCCACTCCAGGGCTTCGTATTCCGGGCTTTTATCCGTTTCCGGTTCCTTGTTATCGGTATCATACAGGTACTCAAATTCCGCCCGAGAGAGACCGTTATCAAGGGTTTTCATTTTTGCTCACCTCTAAGGTGTAGGATTCGTTATCAAGTGTAAATTCCAATTCAATCGGCTTATACAAAATCCCAGGGGTGCGATTGAACTTTGCGGCCTTTAGTCCTTCCCAATCGTTATTTTCGATTAGGTTTAGCAACTCATGATAAAATTCTAATATGTCCATTTGACAAACCTCCTGTTTTGGTTTAATATGTAGATACAGTATTTTTGTTTGCCGCGTTCCTGGTTGCAGCCGGGCCGCGGCTTTTCTTTTGTCTGTGCCAGGCCGCGCGCCTGTCGGCGCTTTCCTTACCGTCTATTTCACAATCGGCCTTTTTCATTTCTATGTATTCGTCCGGCGTGATCGTGAAGTAAAATGGAATGTTCCGGCCTCTCTGCCTTTTGACTATCTCCAACCTTTTGACCTCCCTGGTAGATGATCTTTTTTAAACTGCTTGTAGACCTGTTCTGAGCGTTGGTCCCTGGCTGTTTGGCAACCTCTGCGTTTTGCTTGTTCCGCTTGGGTAAAAGCTTCTTTCCTGGTCCTCCAAGCGGTGAAAGGCTCGCATTGGCCTATTCCGTGGCAAAACGGCGTCCGTTTCGTACAGCCAAAGCACGGAGAGGGCTCAGTGAATTTGCTGATAATGACCTGCTGCATACCGGCTCCTTTTCTTTTTTAAAGCGTTCCTCAGCTTCCGGTTCCGGTACCGCTCGCCAATATATGCCGCTGTGAATACGGCGCTCCATACAGCCAGAATGATAAACGCCACCATCAATTTTGTGCTCATGTGCTTGTCCTCCTTTATGGTTTTACGCCTCTTTAAGAGATTTACGCCATGCAATGCACCGACCCATTTTTGCGCCGTCAGATTTTCTCTGAAAATATGGGTTATGGTAAAATCCGCTTTTGTCATAGGTATAAATCGCATAGCAAATACAAGGCTGGCCGTTCATATCCTCATAGAGAAGTTCAACCTCTTCATCAAAAAACTCACATGGCATTTTTGCACCTATCCAAATGATGTTCCAACCGTCCTGATCCACTATTTTCCGAACTCTTTCTCTGTTGTCTGCGTTCATGTGCTTGTCCTCCTTTACTGAAAATCCTTAGTTTTCGAAAGTCTTACGATCCATAGAGCTATTGCATCAATTGGAATTACATAGGTTCTTCCGTCTTTAAACCCCGGCAATTTACGTTGACTGATTTTGGCACAAACATATTCGCTTTCTCTGCCTAAATATTCAGAAAACTGTTTGGCATTGAGAGTTTCGCAGTTAAATCTGGTTCTTATTTCGGTAGCAATTTCTTTGACCAGTGTTCGGTCTTCAAGTGTCATGTATTTTTCTCCTTTCTATCGCCTGAGTGCGGCTATTTTATTAGAAGTTTTATTGCCTTTCTCTAATGTATTCAGGTTCACTCGGTTTCATATTTTCGTCGTATATAAACTCGGATCCAATTTCGACTGAATTATAGACGTTCTCTGTTACGCGATATGTTGCTGTTGAATTTTCCCCGGTTTCTTTATCATAGCTTTGAATTGTTATCTTCCATGAATCCGAATAGGAATAGATAAAAGGCACAAGAGTTGTATATGATGTTTTTCCGTTGCTGTGAACAAGTGGGACTAACATTACCTCTGTATGTGATGGAGTAAATTCTTTTTCGATTACTTCCCCTTGTGTGATTGAATTTTGACAACCAGATAGTAGAATTGGAATTAATAGCAATAACAAAAAACAGATAATCGATTTTTTGAGTTGTTTCATTTTTTTATTCATCACCTTCTTACTTTCAACACAAGATCTTACTCAGATTTTGGAAAATAACGGATTGCTGGTAAATAATATCAATGATAAAATCACGAAAACTATTAAATCTATAGGACAACAATAAAACAGTGACTGTGAGAGTGTTGACCAAAATGCATAATATAAAAGTCAAGAATTCCAAATGCTCGATTTGCTCCTGTTGTGGCCCAATAGGAGCTTTTCTTTTGTTTGTCCTCAATTTTTCACCCCACTTCCTTCTACTTGTCTTTCCTCCAGACCCGCGATATAATACAGGAGATAGGGAAGTTAGTAGATATATCAAATACTGCTTCCACACAACAACCAGTTGTCCAATCATTTATTAACTTGGGGATTATCATAAAATCTTTTGAATTGTTAAAGCTCAAGACTTATTTTGGAATTTAGGTTCACAGATTCCCTCAGGTACAGTAATAAGTGAATCTCTTTCCACAATAAGGTTATCCGACAATACAGTCCGCTCTTGTATCGCTACTACAAGGGCGGCTATTTCTTTTGGCTCCGCCTTGATCGTAATTTTCATATCTCTCACCCCGCTTCCTTTTTGCCTGTAGCGGCTTATCCAGCAAGTTAAAGTCAGGCGTTCTTCTGTCCTTCTAGTTCTGCAATTAGAGCAGTTTCTATCGCAGTAAGATTATCATAGGCCTTTTCTAACTGATTAAGAAGCGAAGGTAAAACCGTCAAATAATAATGAGCGTTTCCTTCCCAACTGATGTCTGCTTGAATATGCTGTACAATTTTGTCCAGCTCTTTCTTCGCTGAAACATGCTTAGGGTTATTCATAAATAACAGATTCTTTTCATTATTCATAAGTTTTCTCCTTCTTTTCTCATTTTTTCTTGTTACGCTTCTCTAAGATAATGTTTGCTAGTATCCGGCTCCACCACGGCGGGTTGCTTTTATTGTTTTATTTCCTCACCCCGCTTCCTTTTCGTTCTGCTTTGCCCAACCCCTTGACTGATGGGGAATAGGCGTAGTATTCTTTGCTTGTACTTATCAACCTGATAGATGGAGGTAAATATGACACAGGAACAAATAGAAATGTTGAAACGTTCGTTAAGTGGCGTAGATTTGCTTTTGTGCAACCAGGAAGAAAAGGCAATCGTCCGCTTTCTGATTTCGCAAGGTCTCTGCGAAAAGCCTGTTGCGCTGAATCAGACCGTCATATATACCAGCGAAGCAGGAAAGGCGTATCTGCATTCACAAGAACAAATACTCGAACAACAGGCCAAGAACGAGCGCCAGCAAAGATTTGATAATAAGATTTCTGTACTGTCTGTGCTTATACCTCTTATAACTTTCATCATCGGCGTACTGATTGAACATTGGGTAGGTCTTATCGATTCTTTTCTTTCTCTCTTTCAATAAATTCGTTCCCCTTTTACCCCGCTTCCTTTTCGTCGCCTGGCAACTCTAAAATATCCCTGATAGCTGAGACGATTTTTGGCGTTGCTAACTGTCCGGTTTGAATCTTATATAAATAAGAATCATCAAAATAGAGCCCAGTTGTTTGTCTTACTTGTTCAATTAGCCACACTTGTGTATGCTCTAAATCGATTAGCCTCTTTTTTATATCTTTACCAAATACAGTAAATTGTGCCATCTTGTCGATCACCTCCCATATAATGCGATTGACATTTACGGGAAATAGTAATATAATCTAATTGCAGATAAGATAAATTACTTCATTCCGTCCGTCTGATGTTATTATATTACTTCAAACAGTAAAAATCAAGCGTATTTTGCACTGTTTTTAAGGAATAAAGTAATTTTGTCATTATACCTAAAACGGGGTGGCAAATTTGAACGAAATGTATAACAGAATTGAAGATTTATGTAAGAGTCAGGGGATAAATATGACACAAATGTGCAAGGAAGCCGGTATTCCTAGAGGCAACCTGACCGATTTAAAAAATGGGAGAACCGCAATTTTATCCACAAAAAATTTAGGCAAAATTTCGAATTATTTTCAGGTATCTATGGACTACCTTCTTGGAAATGAGCAAAAAAAAGAGCCCACCACTAAAAGCGATGAGCTTGATTTGCAGCTAGAAGGAATAGACTTCGCCTTATTCGGTGAGGTCAAAGAAATGACGGACGAACAAAAACAAGACGTGTTAGACTATATTAAATTTAAGAAGTCGCAACAGAAGAGGGAGTAAGAATGACACTTTTTCGTCTTTGCCAGCTTGCTGAGCAATTCGGAATAGAGATAGATTACTTTACTATGCGGGATACAAAATCTCTGGCTCTGCCTCAAGGGTGGGTTGCATTAGATACAGATCATATCGAGAGCACTACAGAAGCAAAGGTGTGCTTAGCTCACGAAATGGGGCATATAGAAACTAATTCATTTTATAATGTACATAGTCCTTTAGATGTGAGACAGAAACACGAGAACAGAGCGAATAAATGGGCTATTAAGCAACTGATTACAGAGAAAGAACTTGATGAAGCTGTTGCAAATGGACACACAGAGATATGGGATTTAGCGGATTACTTTGACGTGACAGAAGAATTTATGAGAAAAGCCGTTTGCTTGTATACTTATGGAAATCTAGCAACGGAATTGTATTTTTAATGTTATGGGTTAGACGGTAAGACTTCTAAACGAGGAGGTTCATCTTATGGGGTTGTTTAAGTCGAAAGAAGAAAAGAAAGCTAAGAAAGAGGCTAATGCATTTTTTCTAGGGCAAACCTTACAGGCAATCGGTAGAATCCCCGCTGGCAAAAACGTAGGAATTTCATTGGAACCCGAAAGACAAGTGCTGAAAATTCAATATGAAGAAACCGCAATAACCTTGCCTTATAACCGAATTGTCAGTTTTATGTTAGAAGACGAAACAAAGTTATCTGACAGAGGAAATGCTGGATTACGCGCATTAGCTGGTGGTGCTTTATTTGGAGTTACAGGAGCTATTGTCGGAGCGGCTTCTGCCAAAAATAAAGCCACAAAAAAATGGGTGGGAATTCTTACTTACAAAGATAAAGAAGGACAAGTACAAAATTTAACGTTTTTGCAAATGGTTTTGACAAAACCTTATGACGGAGAGGCTAAGCATTATGGTGCAGGTCAATTTGAAAAAATGGTAAATGAAATTGCCTCTAGAAACAGCGAAAGCGTGACAGAACTATAAAAATCAAAAATGCGCGAGAATGTTATGTCAAAAAATAATGCCTGTAGCAATTAAATAAAAAATCCCTCACCGGTTGTAACCAGTAGGGAGAATAAAAGGAGCGTCTAAAATGATTGACTTTAATAACGCAAGCTTTATGAAATTAAAACCTGTACCGAATTCAGACTTCGAAGCAATGGTTGCCCCTTTGTTTGTAAGCGGGGAAGGAATCCTCGGCACATACCGCGGAATGAGAGACGGTGTGGTTTTCACGAACAAAAGAATTATTGCAATTAATGTCCAAGGCGTAACAGGGAAAAAGAAAGATTTTACTTCGCTTCCATATAGCAAAATTCAGGCGTTTTCTGTAGAAACCGCTGGAGTTCTTGATTTGGACAGTGAACTGGAACTTTGGTTCAGTGGAATGGGAAAAGTAAAATTTGAGTTTGTCTCGCAAGCTAATGTGTCACAGATTTGCCAAATGATTTCAGAAAAAGTTCTCTAAAAAGAAAAAGCCGCCCGCTTCTGTTGGCGCAGAAACGAGCGGCGAAAATAGAACAGCTTACCCAAAGTGGATAATGCGTCCGAACAATGAAATTATACCACTTTCGGGGTAGGCTTGGCAAGTCTTACTTTGGAGGTGGTTTTTATTATGGCGGGACGCAAAAGAAAAACGACACATACATCAGGGTTATATAGAAAAAGAATCACTTTAGGACGAGACGAAAATGGAAAAGCTATTGTAAAATCTGTTTATGGACATTCCAAGGAAGAACTTGAAGAAAAAATAGCCCAGCTAAGGATCCAGAAAGGCATGGGATTGGCTGTAACCGATGAAAAAAGCACATGGAAATACTGGGCTGATGTGTGGAAAACTTTAAAGTACCCTTCCATTGGGAAGTCGGCGCAAGGTGTATACAATGGAGCATTAAAGCACCTAGCTGTACTAAATCCTATTAAGATAACTAAGCTGACATCTATTGACTTGGTTCAAATTGTTACTAAAATGGCTGAAGACGGTCTATCCAGAAGAACAATAAATTTAGTCATTCAAACGGCTTCACAAATATGCCGTTTAGCTCGAAAAAATCACGCCATGATGATCAATATTGCTGATGATGTCAACGCGCCTCAAAACGCCCCCAAAACGCAAAGAGAGGCTATATCACCGGACGAAGAAAGACTTTTATGGAATGTTAAACCCATTGATGCAAATAATAAACTGGATAAAAATCGGGCAGAGCGGCTTCCATTAGCGCGAATGTTTGCTTTGATGCAGCTAAATTGTGGCTTGCGGAGGGAAGAGGCGGCGGCACTGCGCTGGAAAAATGTTGATTTAGACAATCTCGTTTTGACGGTGATGGAAGCTTATGATTTTAAAGGAAAACGAGTAAAAGAACCCAAAACGGTTTCCGGTATTCGCCAAGTGCCAATTCCAATCAAATATGCGTCTGAATTAACTGCTTGGAAAGAGCAAAATAAAAATTCAATTACAGGAAGGATATATGTGTTCCCTGGAGCTAAAGGTATCTTAACCGAAGGAGAGTTTATTCATTTGTGGGAATGTCTTTTAGATGCAGTAAATGGGATATCTGTTGCAGCAAAAGTATCGGCGGGGCGGATGCGAAAAGGAGTGAAACCAGATGTGACTAGGCAATATAATTTTACTAGCCATCAGCTTCGGCACACTTATGCTACTAACGCTATCGCCGCAGGAGTAGATGTTAGAACTGTTCAATACTTAATGGGGCACGCAACGCCTGAAATGACTATGCGATACACTCATTTATCCCCTTCCGCATTAGAAAGCGCAAGGGAAAAATTAGGTGCAAAAGTACCGAAACAAAAAGCGGAACAAGCGTTTTAAAATGTCCACTCTATGTCCACTGTTGCACAATTTTCGAGCGGTTTTCAGCCGGTTTAGACGGTTTCGTTTCGGATTTATTAAATACGTATAAAACGGAAAACCCGCATGAACACTGAGTTTTTCAGCAGTCATGCGGGTTCCAATTTGGTCGGAGTGAAGGGATTCGAACCCCCGGCATCCTGCTCCCAAAGCAGGCGCGCTACCAACTGCGCTACACCCCGGTTTTAAAATGCTTACGGCTAAAATAGTTCCTGCACACGGAGAAGCCTTGGCACGTTTGTATCTGAAACAGATGCTTTAGTCAAGCCGCCGCGAAAACTACTTTTTCTAAAAAAGACGGCGAAGGAATGTAAAAAGAACTTCTTACAGCAGGCTGATTAGCCGAAACAGCCTTTTTATTATATGCAATTCCGGCGAAATTGTCAAGAGATAGGCATAAATCCTAGGGATTTCATTGACTTTTTGCCCGGGCTGGATTACTATTATATGGTATCGAAAAATTAAGTTTAGGGGGAACTTCCTTATGATGCCCAACAGTGAAAAAACCATGGAAAAAGTCGTTGGCCTTTGTAAAAATCGCGGCTTTGTTTATTCTGGTTCCGAAATATACGGCGGCCTTTCCAATACCTGGGATTACGGCCCGTTAGGCGTAGAGTTCAAAAATAATGTGAAGAATGCCTGGCACAAAAAGTTTGTCCAGGAGAATCCTTATAACGTGGCTCTGGATTCCGCTATTTTGATGAATCCGCAGGTGTGGGTAGCCTCGGGCCATGTAGGAGGCTTTTCCGACCCGCTGATGGACTGTAAGGACTGTAAAACCCGCCACCGCGCGGATAAGCTGATCGAGGACGCCGGCGGCGACGCCAACGGTATGACCTTTGAGCAGATGAGCGATTACATCAAGGAGCACGGCATTACCTGTCCGGAATGCGGCTCCGCTAACTTTACCGATATCCGTAAATTCAACCTGATGTTCAAGACCTTTCAGGGAGTGACCGAGGATGCGAAAAACGAAATTTTCCTGCGTCCGGAAACTGCCCAGGGCATCTTCGTAAACTTTGCCAATATCCAGCGCACTACCAGAAGAAAGCTTCCTTTCGGCGTCTGCCAGATCGGAAAATCCTTCCGCAATGAGATTACTCCGGGAAACTTCACCTTCCGCACCAGGGAATTCGAACAGATGGAGCTGGAGTTTTTCTGTAAGCCGGATACGGACTTGGAATGGTTCTACTATTGGAAGGATTACTGCAAAAACTGGCTGCTGTCCTTGGGAATCAAGGAAGAAAACATGCGGCTGAGAGACCATGAGAAGGAAGAACTATCCTTCTATTCAAAAGCTACTACGGATATTGAGTATCTGTTCCCCTTCGGATGGGGTGAGCTTTGGGGGATCGCCGACCGGACTAATTACGATTTGAAGCAGCATCAGGATCATTCCGGAAAGAGCCTGGAGTATTTTGATCCTTCTGATAATACCCGTTATATCCCCTATGTGGTAGAACCCTCACTGGGCGCTGACCGTGTAGCGCTGGCGTTTTTGTGCGAGGCCTATGATGAGGAAGAGGTTGGAGAGAAGGATACCCGTGTGGTTATGCATCTTCATCCGGCGCTGGCGCCGTATAAATGCGCGGTGCTGCCCTTATCTAAGAAGCTGAACGAAAACGCTGAAAAGGTCTATCATATGCTGCAGAAGCGGTTTATGGTGGAATACGACGATGCAGGCTCTATCGGCAAACGGTACCGCCGCCAGGATGAAATTGGTACGCCCTTCTGCCTGACCTATGACTTCGATTCTGAAACTGACGGCTGTGTTACTGTCCGGGATCGGGATACTATGGCGCAGGAGCGCGTTGCCATCGATAAGCTGGCAGAATACATTGAGGCCAAGCTGGAATTTTAAAGCCTGCTTCTGCCCCTTTATGATGGAAAAAGCCTATCCGTACAACGGATAGGCTTTTTATAGCTGGCCCTGGAGCATCAAGGCTTGTCCGGACGGTAGACGGACTAAGGCGTTACTGTATCCGCGGACTCCATAACGAGCATGATGAGATCCCTTAATCTGAAAGCGCCATTTCCAGGTATATCATATCAATCAGCCGCTTCCCGCCTTCAAAAATCGGATGGTCGTAGTGATCCAAAAAGAAATTGGGCACCCGGTGAGAAATCTGAAAACCGCATTTTTCATAGAAGGGGATTGTCAGCGGGCTGTCGCCTGTGCCAA